CTGTGTATTTGCTTTGCTTCATCCATTGCTCTTTCAGACCATTCACCTTTGTTCTTAATATCATCAATGCTAAAGCTCATATTCATGTCAAAAATATCATAGAGCACGATCACTCTCCTTTAAAAAAATTTTGCTCTTAGCCTATTATGAGATGCAGCCATATCTAGTTTATCAATAAGAAATTGAGATTTTATAATGTCATACATTCCTTCAATGCCATGAAACATTTTTTGAATTGATACGGTGCCTGGAGCTTCTTCTTCTGCGCATCCGGGCAAATACAATACTACGTTAAATCCTCTCTTAATTAAATTAATAGCTGACGTTTCTTTTCCTTTTATAATACACCCTGAAAGATTTGTACCACACATAATAATATTTTTCACAGCTTTTTCATTTAATCCGGCCATGTCTAATCCATCTTTAAAATGCTTCCAACCAGCGCTATCTGTTTTTTCATCATAGTCAAATTCATACCACTTAACGCCTTTTTCTTTAGCTATTCTCTTCATAGCTATTGTAGCATAGCATTCTGATTCTCCGGCAGTAGAAAATATCATGTATTTGTTTCGCAGTTCATCGTCATAGATTAATTCTGATAAAGCGGTATAACGCAAGTCAGATGCAGACGCACTTAAAGATGGGATCCCTCGAAAATGCATCAAATAAACTATATTCATAAATTCTTATATACGTACTCTAGAGCACGGTCTGCTTCTTTATCCATTGGACGGTTCTTATACCAGTTACCAGTGTCCATATCAAACTGCCGACAAAGCTGGCTAATCTCATCAGCTGTAATAGCGTACTTTTTTTCAACAGCACGACCAGCTACAGCAACCATGATTTGATACATCTTATGATACCAACCGGTCTTACTAATTGTATGATATTCTGCAGCCAGTTGCTTTGGCCAGAACGGACAGTCTTGATATGAAGACCAATTGTAGTCAGCATCTAATTTATTCTTACGATACTCAACAATTTGTTCTTGCATTGCTGGAGGCAATCTATCAAAAAAACTATTAAGGTTAGTTTTCTCCGGCATAGGATGCTTGAACATTAGCTCGTCTGGGTCAATAAAAGCACCATCGAAACTAAAAATAAAATTGCTAGCGTTAGCATATTTTCCAGGTACGTAATACATCCTAGATAAATCTTTAGTCTGTCTGTCTCCGAGGTCGCCGAGTTCAACCTGGAGTGCATACCAGAAATTTCTGATGTTCTCATTCGCAACAGGTTTCGTAAGTGGGTAGACAAGACGAAACTTTGGCGAAGATTCACTGCTGCTAGCAGTGCTATAACACACGAACCTATAAGTAGGAAATTTTCTATTGAGATCATCGGCAAGTACTCCTTCAAATTCATAATCATCAACGTCAACACAACACCAGTTACACCATTCAACTACATTATCATTTGCACGTGTAGTGTCTGGCTTGTATGTTGCTGGTGACATAAGCGGCGCGTCTTTCTTATCCTTCCGTGGTTTTTCTGATAGTTTATATAAGACGCGTTCAAACGCATTAAAATCATGAAGATCAACGCGCTTGTCAGTTTTGTTATCAAAGATGCTGTCAAACAGCGTCAGTGAGATTCCCGGTGTTGTCATAGTGTTCAGGACCTTTCCATCCTTCAGGCTTAATCAAATCCGGTAGACCAAGTGGATTAGGGCGTGATTCTTTTACGCCAGGTTCTTTGGCCATATTAGCATTATGTACTCTATCCCATGCTTCATGAGCATCTACACCAAATGCGTCCATTGTGCCAATTGCAACAACACAGAGATCAATCAATCCATCAACCACTTCTGGAGCATTGCGATCAAATAGACCAGCAGCGCGTGTTTCATTAAGTTCTTCTTCAAGAAACTTGAGACGAAACTCCAGAAACTTTTTCAGCATTTCTGTGTTGCCTTTATTTTTTTCCATCCATTCATGCACGCCGAACTTGGCATGCATGTCATTAATATCTTTTACCCAATCTTTACTCATACTATTATTATACTCCATTTTACTGTGTTTGTACACCATTTTATGCGAAGAAATCATCGAGGCTTGCGACTGGTTCAGGTGTCCAGCCAACTGCATCAAGGATTAATTTTAATGGTTCGACAAATGTCTTGTCAAATTGCAAGTCATAGTCAACGTAGTTATTTAGCTTTAGTTCTTCGGGCAGAACGTCAGGAAACGCGATGACATTTTCTTGCATAGGGTTAGGTTTTTTCATGTAGGTGAAGAATATACGAGAACCATCCGTTACCATTTCGTATTTGCGACTTAGCTTATTGTCTTTGATTAATTTATTATAGAGCAATGAGCCACGGACATGAATAGGTGTACCTTTTCTATAGATTGTCTTTTTATCAGCATAAGGAATGATTTGTTTTGAGCCATTCTTAAATACTGTTTGTTTAAGACTGACACTGCGTGGAAAGGCAACCTTTTCTGGTGAAAGAGACTTGAACTCTTGTTTGAATTCGCGAATAAATTTTTGTGTATCTGCTTCCGTACCAGAGATAATCACATTGAATATTTCTCTAAATTTGTCGCGACAGACTTCTGGTGTGGACGACTTAATCGCTTCAATCCCCATGATCTTAAGCTTTGGTTCAGCATACTGCACTCCTTCTGAGTTATGTACGTTGAGGATGTAGCGCTTCTTTGCAGTCCATATACCACGGTCAGCGATAACTTCCCTACCCATTTCCATACGTTGCTTGTGGCAATTCATTTTGCCAAACAGATGTTCATAGGCCAGAGCTAACTTAGGTTCAAAGTGTTCCTGGCAAATCTTATCAAGAAACTTAACAGGATCTTTTGGATTAAGTTTTTTGACCATCGGACCAAAGTTAACGTAGAGCGAATCTGTATCGATTGCGATAACATAGTCTACATCCTCTGTCTTCATCACTTTGTTCATTGCTTCATTCATAGCACGTTCAGCCCACTGGATTGCAAGCTGGCCAGACAAAGTGACACCCTCGGCGAGTCGGAGGTCGAAGTATTTGAAGTATTGATTGCCGAGGGCGCCATAAAGCGAGTTCATCAGAATCTTAATAGCCATCTGCTGGTTATTGAGCCTGTTGATCTCTTTATCTAATTCGTTTGTTTTTTCTTTCTGGTATTCTGCCTGTGCAGCCAGCATCATATTCTTGATAGAACGACGATCGTCATAGTAATCTTCAATGATACGTGGAATAACACCATCAATGTCTTTACGATATGTACTACCATTTGCTGCAACAGCGTATGGTATTTCGCAGGCTGGTGCTGCAAGATAATAATCTACACCAGACATTTGTGATTGATCAACAAGAGTTTCAGGTGACATATTCCACTGCACAATAATATTAGGATACAGAGAATTTAAATCAAACGAAACTACCCAGTCATGACCACCAACCTGTGGTTCTTTCACATAGCCACCAGCAAACTTAGTCTTACCCGAATCAGGTCGAGATACAGGTGGCACAGTCTTTTCTTGCAAAAGTTTGCGATAGATAATCGATTCCCAAATAGCTGTAACACCGAATGTATCCTGATAGTTTACACCACCACGATACGCCACAGTCAAAGCCAAAGTAATCAAACCCATCTTATCTTCGAGACGTTCGATAAGTTCTACGTCTTTCATATTATAATCGATGTACTTTTGGAAATCGTCTTTGTATAGATTTTTTAGTGAGCCTGATTCTTCAAAGGATAACTTCTTATCACCAAGTACGACATACGCAATATGATTTAGTTTGTATGATTCTTGCGCGCCATAGGAATAGCCAAACTTTTGGAAGAGCTCGAGATAATCCAGACACTCAATACCTTTAATGTCATATGTTTCTTCTTCTCTACCACGACGTACTACTTTACGGTAGTCCACCATACCCCAAGGAGAGAAACGCTTGACTGATTCAATGCCGAGAATCTTTGCCGTACGATTTACAAGGTAAGGAATATCAAAGAATCGAATATTCCAACCAGTAATAACATCAGGACAATGAGATTCGTCAGCCCAGAATGTCAGGAACTTTTCAAGCAGGCCAGCTTCATCACGGCAACGATAATATCTTACAGGTTGAAGCAAAGCTTTCTCAGTATCGAAAGGACCATAGCCCCATACGTGGTAAAGCTTTGACTTACTAGATTTATATGTGATTGACAGAATGCGTTGACTGGCTTCGTGTGGATGTGGAAAGCCATCATCATATTCTGTTTCAATATCGAATGTACCTACGTCAATAAACTCACGCTTCCACTCGATATTACGTGGCCAGCGCTGAGAAATATATTGCTGTATATAATTTTTATTTCCATATACGTTGCGACCGGAGACGTCATGGTTCATCTCCAGCCACTGCTTTGCTTCGCGCATGTTATCCATCTGGATAGGCGCGATGTTTACGCCATCAAGCGATTTCCATCCGGTTTCTTTTTGAGCTTGTGTAAAGAACACAGGCTTGAAACCTGTTTCACGTTTATAGATTTTTTTACCGTGCGCGTTGTAGCCACGATACAATAGTGAGTTGCCATAACGAACAACTGATGTATAAAAAGACATACTACCTCCAACTTCATACTATTATTATACCAAATTTTACGGAGTTTGTAAACCTTTTTATGCAATCGCGCGCATTCTTTCTACCAATCTATCTGCTCTGTTAGTCACTTGACGATACCAACGTGAGTCTACCATTTCATCTGCAGCAGCATTCCAATCTTGTGCATCTACTCCGGCTTTCATACCTTTAAATTTAGATAGCCTTGGTCGTCCCATGTTAAACATCATGTTTGCAATGATTAGTTGGACTTCTTCTGGCAAGTCGTAATAGTCGGGATAGAGGGTTTCGCACTCATGCAATACTGTTTCGACGTCTGATTCGAAACATTCGTTAACTCTTTCTTCTGAAACTTCTGTACCGACTTCCATTCCATGTTCTGCATCGTCTTCTGTAATGAGATGACCGATACCAAAAGTAGGAAGGCCAAGATGATCCAAATAGATTTCATATTTGACTCCTTCATCCACCTTCAGTTCTTCTCTAAGTTGATCTATATTCATATTATACTCCTAAGGTAAATCTACATAATAGGGTTCTTTCACACCCTTGTACTTTGGCGGATCATGCCAATCGGCGCCAAACTTTTCCTTCCATATTTCGTACTCGTCTTTATATGGTGTCTTACCAATATTACCCGCTTCAGGTTTATATATTCGTGTACCGTCACCATCGTATTCCCAATCCCTTTCTGCAGGATCGAGTGATTGAATATTTATTTCGTCCATGTTAATTCCTATTTGTAAATGAGTCTGGAATATCTTTTTGATTTTCGCAATCACAGCTAGTACAAACATCGTTAACACATTCGTAACAATTGCCTTCGTAGCAATGACACTCATGGCCACATTTATTACATTTCTTTTTCATGTGTACCTCCAAAGTAAAAGGGCAGTTGCCTGCCCTTCTATTTATCTTTTTGAGATTATGTCGTTTTCTTCTTCAGTGTATGGCCACATTAAAGTTCACCAAGTAGAGCTTTTAGTTTCTTCTTTGATTTACCTAATGCCTTTGCTTTGGCGATAGCATCTTTGTTACTTGTATCTCCACCAACTACGACA